GAAAGTTGAAGCGCCTGGAAAGTCTATGGAGGGGCTTCTGGTATGGCTGAAGCTGAAGATTGACCATGCGCACTTGGTATCAACACCGGATGGACCCCGGAAGATGCCTAGCTCGATCAATTTCAGGTCAATGGGCCAAGATGGGTTCAACGAGTTCTACAAGAGGGCTTTCTCGTTTTGTTGGCAGTACGTGTTGAGTCAGACTTTCGAGAGCGAGGAAGAGGCGGAGAATGCAATCAATCAAATGGCGAGCATGTGTTGATGTGCAGCATACTATACGGAGTAGAGAGTGAAGAAAACAGCAACAAAAGCAGAGAAGATATATATGGGGCGTGTAGCGCAGTTGCCGTGTGTTCTGTGTAGTGATAGTCCTGTTACAGTTCATCATGTAAGGGCTGGGCAGGGAGTATCACAGAGAGCCTCGAACTATCTTACTGTTCCACTTTGCCCTGACTGTCATCAAGGGCCGCAGGGAGTGCATGGTGATAAAACAATGATGAGGATCTACAAGATGGAGGAGCTGGATATGCTGGCAGACACAATCAGGAGGTTAAGCGAGTGATATCGATATCTTTACCCTGGCCACACAAAGACCTGTCGCCTAATGCACGGAAACATAGGATGGCAATATCCGGGCTAAAGAAAAGGGCAAGGGAAGAGGGGCGGCTTCTTGCTATTAGTCATAAAAACTCTATCCCAGAAGATGGAAGGCTGTACTTGAGGGTGACAGCTTGCCCACCTGACCGCAGAAAGCGCGATAGGGATAACGTGATGGCCTCCCTTAAAGCGCACTTGGATGGCATTGCTGACGGGTTAGGGGTAGACGATAGTCGCTTTGTACCTCTGTTGATGCCGGACTGGGGGGAGGTGGTGAAGGGTGGACTGATTACCGTGGAGATATTAGATAGTGTTGAGGAATGGATAAGGCCGTTTCAGACTACTAATCAAGAAGAAAATGGGGTATAATGCGCTTTAATGATACATTATACAAAGCTTAATCAAGCATGATCAAAGAAACGACTCCATCGCGAGAGGCGAAGCGGCTAGGAGTGCGCAGCCTGCAAGAGGCCTCCCATATTTCGCAGACAAGCAGGAAGACGCTGGAGAATTGGTATCATAATCGACCGTCGCTTTTCCGTACCGTTATTATCGGGTGCGTTTCAATTAAGCGAACAAACGAAGAAAGTAAAGGGAGCACTTTTGATGGCGGATGATACAGATCGCAGTCTTGAGGATCAGCAAAAAGAATTGGAGCGCAGTATCGCAGCTGCGCGAAGGGATTTACCTGAACTGCATACCGGAGAGTGCATGGATTGCGGTGAGGAGGCGAGTAATTTACGTGAAAGCGTATGCACGCCATGCCGTAATCTGATTGAAGCCAATCGGTTACGATATGCAAGAGTGTGAGGGAAGTGATGGTGGAAAGCACTGTGAAGATGTTGGCGGTATCTCGCGGTGCTGACGCGCTCAAACATTAACGGAAGGATTTAGATATGTATGGAAAACATGATATAACGTGTAACAGTAAAGAGATGCTTGCAGCACTCGCTCAGGTTGAGCTAGCAATTTCTCATGAGGTTAAAGCAAGTCTAAAAGATGCGTTTGATGAATGGACGGAGACGAAAGAGTTTGAAGAGTATGCCCTGAAGCGTATTGGTAAGTGGGTCAAGAGGGATGGGCGACTAATCTTGAAGAACAGTAAGGATTTATCTGTTGAGTTTTATTTTCAGTACGGAGAAGATTCAATTCTATTTAGTGTTGAAGAGTTATTGTTGGGGGCAATGAAAGACTCATCGTTGATGACGGTCGAGCATGTGATTCAACGGCTAGTATTCATGTTGGATGACTTTAGAAATCAAAGAGACAGATTAAAGTCTGGTTCTCGCAGCAAGCATCTTTACTAAAAATATGATTTTAGAATGTGCCGGAGGTAGTTAATGGTCGCCAAGAAGAAAGCTCCAGCGAAGAAGAAGGTAGCGCCCAGGAAGAAAGCAGAAAGGATTCAGAGGGACGAGCACGGGCTCTCTATGCAGCAGAGAAGGTTTGTTGATGAGTACATGATTGACCTTAATGCTACTCAGGCTTATATTCGTGCGGGGTATAAGTCGAGAGGCAGAGCCGCAGAAAACGCAGCCTCACGACTGTTGGGGCATGTTGGGGTTACTGAGGCGATTGGTAAAGCCAAGGCAAAACGATCCGAAGAGACGGCTATCGATGCCCGGTATGTGTTGAATCGGCATATCGAAATTGATCAGATGGATGTGGCCAACATTATGAATGATGACGGGTCATTAAAGAAGCTCAGTGAGTGGCCTAAGGTGTGGCGAACATCTTTGACCGGGTTGGAAATATCAGAGATCATGATGGGCGGCGACCCTATAGGCACGCTCAAAAAGATTAAGTGGATGGACAAGACTCAGAATCTGAAGAGTCTGGGGCAGCACGTAGATATTCAGGCGTACAAGGAGAAGATTGAACTGTCTGGTACAGAGGCGTTCGAGGCTCTGATTGAGAAGCGCATGAAGGCTATTGAGGGTGAGTAGTGATCGTCTTCAGAAGATTATGGCTGGGTTTTATGATGATCCCCTCAGCTTTGTAAAGTTTGCGTTTCCGTGGGGTGAGGACGGCCCCCTAAAAGATTATGATGGTCCTGACAAATGGCAGGAAGATCAGCTTAGATATGTTGGTGAGACGATTCGTGACAAGCCTTTAAGTATTATTCGTGACGCAACTGCGTCGGGTCATGGTGTCGGAAAGTCGGCTGATGTAGCGTGGATTATATTATGGGCGATGAGTACCCGCCCCCATCTTAACGGGGTGGTGACGGCCAACACTTTTCCGCAGCTCAACACAAAGACATGGCGCGAGCTGGCAATATGGCATAAGCGAGCCATAAATGCAGAGTGGTTTACTTGGAACGCGACAAAGTTCTATCATAATGCTCACCCGGAGACGTGGTTTGTCTCTCCGATAGCCAACAGCGAAAACAACTCAGAGGCGTTTGCTGGTCAGCATGGACGGCATTCGCTCATCATCTATGATGAAGCCAGCGCGATCCCGGACGTAATCTGGGAGGTGTCTAGTGGTGTGAATGATCCTCGAACTATGTGGTTTGTGTACGGCAATCCAACAAAGAACACTGGGCGGTTCCGTGAGTGTTTTGGTAGGTACAGAGATAGATGGAATACTCGGCACGTCGATTCTCGTGATTGCAAGATGCCAAACAAAGAGGAGCTCCAGGCAGACGTGACCTCCTACGGTGAGGACTCTGACTTTGTGCGTATCCGTATTAAGGGGGAGTTTCCTCGTGCCGGTAGCACGCAGTTTATATCGGCGGAAGTGGTGGATGATGCTGTAAGTAGAGAGGTGGAGGTGCCAATCGGTGCTCCACGATTGCTGGGGGTTGATGTGGCTAGGTTTGGTGATGACCAGACTGTGATTGCCCGCAGGCACGGCAGAAAGCTTGAGGAGCTGGTTAAGTTGAGGGGGCTGGATACTATGCAGGTCGCCTCAAAGGTGGCTGAGATCATCAAAAAAGAGCGCCCCCATGCTACGTTTGTGGACGGAGTAGGGCTGGGTGCCGGAGTTGTTGATCGCCTCAATCAGTTAGGTTATCCGGTAATCGAAGTGCTGGCCGGAGTGTCCCCAGATGAAAGCAACAAAGATGTGTATTACAATAAGCGTGCAGAGATGTGGGGAAGAATGCGAGAGTGGCTGGTTGGTGCTGATATACCTGACGACAAGGATCTAGTAAGCGATCTAATTGGTCCTGAGTACGGGTATGATAATAAAATGCGCATACAGTTAGAGAAGAAAGAGAGTATGAAGAAGCGAGGACTGGCCTCCCCTGATTGCGGTGATGCGGTGTCTCTCACGTTTTCTTACCCGACTCCACCTGTTGCTGTACATGACCCGGCTGATTTGGAGCCTGAATATTATGGAGATAGCTGATGGCCGAGCAACCAACGTATGAAGATGAAGATTGGAAAGCGAGAGTTGAGCAGGTTGAGGGTGATTTGAATCAAGAGTATACTGAATATTCCTTCTCGAACGGGAAGCAGTTC